GGTTGACATCCTCGTACATCCGATCATCCTCGATGTAGAGCGCGCCGCAGCGCGAACAGGCCCGAATCGGCATATCGGTGATGGTGCCGGACATCAGGCTGCGGCTCCGCTGGCCGTCAGATTACCGCCGCCGGTCTGGCTTGGTTGTTGTCCGGCGCCCTTCTCCGGGTCATCGGCATCGCTCGACTCGGCGTCCAGCAGCTCGTAACGCCATTCTCCCATTTCAATTACGGCGGCATGACCCCACCAGTCCGGACGCTTGTCAAACCATTCAAACCAGGTGTACGGGTCTGAAAAAGCTGAACGCGCGCGGTTTTTGACCGGGCGGCGGATGTAGAGCACTGAATCAAGGTCGCTCGACTCGGACGCCATGGGCGTACCGGCCAGGTTCCCCTTTTCGATCTCGGCCTGTCTTTCGGCGTAATATGTTTGCGACATGGCCTGGCCGATCCGGTCCCACCACATATAAGCCAGCTTGCGCTGGGTGGGGTCGACGATGATATCAAGCTCTTTTTTGGCAACGACCGGTTCGCCGCTTTTATAACCGTAAACGCCGCTGGTGTGCAGATACACCTGCCGGCCGTCGGCTTCCGACCAGGAGCGGATCACACGGACCTCTCTCTGGGCGGACTTGCCGGTCTTTATATCGCGGTCCTGTAAATATAGTGTCTGGGGCATACGTTTATCTCCTTTCCAACAATCCGCCCCGCGCTAAGCGCGGGACGGATAACGTTGGGCTACTCACCGATCAGAATCAGGGTGAGCGTGGTTGCGGCGGGTGCGCCGGAAAACTCGGCGCCGCCGTTGACATCCGAGATATAGATCTTGTTATTGGTCGCATCGTACACGTACTTATAGGTGTTGAGCGCCGGGATAATGATGCCGGCCTGGATCTCGCGCTGAAACCCGAACGCCCCGATGGCCGGCATCGGCACCCCGCCGGCGGTATAGGTCAGGGCGGCGTCGCCGAAAGCCACCGTGACGATGCTGATGTTTTTCATGATCGATCCGTGTCCGATGTCCTGATCGCGCGCAGGAGTGGTTACGGTCACGTCCGTGCTGGCTAAAGCTGTCATTGGATCACCTCCTTTGAAAAAACAATATTTTCAAAGCGATAAGAGCGGGACCGGCCCCTCTCGGAACAGGCCCCGCCGGGTTAATGGTTTTAAAACGCCTAGGTCGTCTCGGTCATGTCGGACATATTGTCGGGCGTTTCCGGAATATACCGGACCAGCAGCACGGGAATAAAGTGCCCGCCGCCGCCGACGGCTTGTGTGACCAGCTGCACCACTACTTCCTCGCCGACTTCCATCACGGCTCCCTTGGCGACTTCGTCGTAGAGCAGTTTTCCGGCCGCCGTGGTGCCGCAGATAAAATGAGCGATATCGGCCGCGCCGCGGTCGGTGTCCGAACCGATCGTGGGCCGCAGGTCGAAATCGACCACCGGCGTCGTTGTCGAACCGGCGCAGACCTCGGTAATGATAAGCCCGGCCATGAACACCTGGCATTTAAAGGGGATGACAAACCGGCCGACATCGGCCGGGCTTTGATCGGCGTCGATGCCATCGGCGTCGTCATAGTCCACCAGATAATGCAATGGCAGCGGAATGGGAGTTTGATCGTTCAACATGTTAATTACCTCCTTGTTATAAATTGACTCAAATTAACAAACCGTTAATGTTAATTGACAACTGTTAATACAGCTTTACAAAATCAGCTGGAGCTGATCCGCACGATCCGGGCCAGCCGGTCGGTCGCCACCGGAAATTTCACGCCGAAGGCCACCGTGCCGTACCAGGCCACAGCCTTGCGCCGGCCGAAATCCCCCTGAAAGTTGGGTTGCGCCCGCAGGTGCGGGAACTCGATCTCGATCCGGGCCACGGCGTCGTCGCCGAAAATGACCCCTTCGCCCAGAATGTTGGAAAGCCCTTTGCTGTTGGAAAGGGCGCTGTCGTTGGTGATCTCGATGCAGCGCACGCTTTCCACCTGGCCGACCTCGCCTCGATAAATCAGGTCGCCTTTGCGCAGGTACAGGTTCCATGCTTCGATCACGCGATCGTCGCGCAGACCCCGCAGGGCCTTGGTGGAGAAAAGACCGATGTAGTGCTCGCCCTCGTAAAAGGGCACATGCAGGTCTTTCGCCATGTAGTCGCGGATGGCGGACAGGTGATGTTTGGTGACGTTTTTGGTCGCCTGGGTTGACGGGGTTCCGTCAATGTCCCAGGTCCCGCCCGTCAGGCTGGTGGGAATAAAGATCACCTTGGCGTCGGTGCCGCAGAATTGATCCGCAGCGGCCACGTCCATGCTCTGGCGCATCTGGTCCTTGAGGGCCTTTTGCGCGGCTGTTTTGGGGTCGAACTTGGAGAGTTGTTCCGCCAGGGACGTATATTCCACGCCGCGACCCCATTCCTTGATGGTGATGGACTGGGTTGCCTGGGTCAGGGTGTCGATCGGAATGCGGGTATCCTCGTCCAGGATGGCCGAGCTCGGATCCGAAAGCGGGTTGTAGTAGAGCAAGGTGACGGTCTCGCCCATGCCTTTGCCGAAATCGTCCACCTTCTGGGTGAACGGAACGAATTTGAATTCGCGCGCAGCCGCTTCCAGCAGCTTGCCCGAAATGTGATGATTCTTATAAACGCCGGTTGCGGCGTCATAAGCCCAGGTAAAGGATCCACTTGGCATTTTACTTCCTCCTTATAGGTGTATGCAGCTGTGCCGGCGAACCTTTTCCCCGGTACACAAGCTACAGTCGCCGCTCTTCGGCCACCCGGTCCAGCGCAGCGTTGAGACTCATCGGTACCGCCGGTTTTTCAGCGGCGGCGCTTCGGCTGGCGGCCGATTCTCCCAGGGGAAGATCGGCGGCCTGGCGTATGCGCAGGTTCTCTTCGGCGTTGCTGGCGATGGTACGGCCTTGCGCGGTCAGATAGGTTTTTGTTCGGTTGATGGCCATTCCGATCTGCGCGTCCAGGGGCAGCGGATTGCCGTCTGCATCCCTGTCCGGAGTGTTCAGGCAGGCCAGTTGAAAAAACTCGTCTTTGGGATCCAGGCCCTCGGCTGTCGCCAGCTCGCTGGCCCGATCCAGCACCATTTGTACGGCCGGATCGCTCGCGGCCGGTGCGGCCGCAGGTGTAACCGCTGCTGCTGCTGCCGGTGCTGCTGCCGCAGGTGCGGCCGGTACTGCCGGCACAGCTCGCTGGTCGATAAACCCGGTGATGGCCATGTCCTTGTCGGCCCAGATATCGGCTACTTTTTCATCGTAGTCGGCGGTGTCGGCATCGAGCTTATTAATAGCGGCCAGTGCTTTGGCATTCTCTGTCTTGATAAAAACACGCAAGTCTTCTTTGGCCTTGACCTTGTCGGCCTTGACCTGGTCGGCCTTCGAAAGCGTTTCGACCTGGGCTCTCAGCGTTTTATTGTCTTCCTCAAGCCGGGTCTTTTCGCTCTGGATGTGCCGGTACCCTTTTTCCGCTTCCGGTTGTGACTTGAAGCGGAATTCCTCCGGTTTCACCTCTGGCTCGCCGGCTCCCGCCGGCAGGGGCGTATCCTTCGGTTTTGCGGCGACAGCTGCCGCTGCTGCAGCTGCTTCTTCGGCTGCTTTGTTGGCGTCAGGGCCTTTGTCTGAACCCGGGGTCTCGGGCGACGGTTCGGCTTCGCCCGCGGCGGCCTGTTCCAGTTCTCCGCTAAAGCGTTCCATCCCTTCTTCCATGATCGCGTTCAGGTTCAAATCGGGCGTGATCTGATCGTCATTTGGTTTTTTGGGTTCCATGTTCATACTCCTTTTCGGCGTGGTCCCGTAAAGGGGGCCGGTTAAACTACTTCTTGCCGCTGCGGCGCGGTTCCTTGTTTAAGCATCCGCGCCCGGCCGGCATATTAAAAACAGGCTTAGCCCGTTTTCTTTTCAAAATTTCTTTCATATAGCTTGGCCACGGCCTGCTGGGCCGCGGCGTATTTGACGCCCAGTTGATTCAAGAGTCCTTCCAGGGCGCGCGCCTCCGGATCGTCTTTGACCAGGATCTCTATTCGGCGCGCCAGGTGCTCCTGTATCAGGGTGATCATTAGCTTACCGGCGTCGCTCTCCGTGATGCCGACAAACCGGGCCTGCTCGCGCAGATTTAGATCATCCCGGTGCCCCTGGTGTTGCCGGGCCTCCCGGTCCTGCTGGGTCTTGGGCCGGAGGCTTACCGGGCTGGTTGCCGCTCCCTGCTTCATTGTTTCCCCCAATCTGATAATCGATTAACTTGATCTCTTCGGCGGCCTGG